CTTTCGCATGAAGTGCGGACTCTAAAAATAGCTGTTACAGTAACTTAATACACAATGAGTTAATATTAAACAAACACTTTAAGCGTTTTATAATATATTAGTAATTAATAAATTATAATGTGCTAATAATCAATAACATACAAATTTAAGTATAATATGGAACCTGCATATTTAACACATAATTTATTAATATACAATAATTTAGATGCTGTTTAAATAAATAACGGGAACCTCTAAAAAAAAAATGGAACCTGTAAAAATGCATAGGTTCCATATATAACTACTTAATTATCAATTAATTAAAAACGAAATGGAACCTATGGAACCTAATAGTTATATTTATATATATAAAAAAAATATATATATATATAATAAAGTAAATAGGTTCCAAACGGGTTCCAGAGGTTCCATTATCAAGAGTTAAGTATTTAATAATCAAGTAAATAATAAAAAAATATAGGTTCTAAACAGGTTCCAACGGCTCATTTACAATATGTTACGGCACATTTACAGTTAAAAACAGCAAAAAACAGGTTCCAGAGGTTCCATATTTAGAATTATTATAAATAAAAACGTTTGTTGCAAAATATGCAAATATGTTTTATAGCAGTTTGCATATATACGCAAATAAGTATATGTTTGCAAACTGTTTAAAAATTATGCAAAAAATTACCATATTTAAAAATATATTCGACGTCGATAATCCATTATTTGTTGATGTTTTAGAAGTTTTAAAGAGGATTAAGGATGGAAATTCAAAGGCGATAGTAGAGAAAATTAGAACAAGCAATGATTACAATGAAAAAAACGAATTTAAAAAGAGGCTGCCTTCCATCTGTTTTTCTGGTCGTTTTGGAAGAAGGGAAGCCGAATTTCTGCTTGAGCACAGTGGATTAATTATATTAGATGTTGATAACATTGATTTAAAGGATATTCCAAAAATAAAAAAAGAAATATGCTCGGATTTATTTACTATGGCATGTTTTATTTCGCCATCGGGCAATGGATTGAAAATATTGATCAAAATAGCCCCGGATAAAAATTATCACAAGGGCCAATTCTTAGCACTTGAGAAGCATTTTAATAAAATACTTCATAAATACACTTCAACACGGAAAAACGAGAAGAAAAGGGGCGATATAATAGATAAAATAGATACACGGCAAGGTGATTATTTATTAGTCCATATAGATACCTCGGGGAAAGATATTAATAGAGTATGTTATGAGAGTTATGACCCGGATATATATTGGAATGACGATAGCGAATTATGGTGTGAAATTTTAGAAGAAAAAGTCGTTGAAAAAAGCCTTGTCGATCAAGAAAAAATCATTCAATTATTGCAGGTCTGGATCGATAAAAATGAAGGATATTTTGAAGGAAATCGGAATAATTATCTCTCTAAATTCTTATACGCCATGTGCAGATATGGTATAAATGAATTTAAGGCGAAAAGTTATATAGCTAATAAATTCCCCGGAGTTCCTGAAAAGGATTTAAACAGCATCGCCAAAAGCTGTTATTCAAAGGCTGATTTCGGCACCGAGCAATTTACGGAAAAAGAAATGCATGCTGGCAAAACAAGCATTGATACTAAAATCAATGCCAGCAAGCCAGTAACCGCATTTTGGGAAATTAATGATAAAGGCAAGGTTAGAATTGATTCGAAACAATTTTTAAAATTTATTGCTACAAATGGATTTGGAATTTACAAGAGAAATTCGGAAAATGAAAGGTGGCATTTCATCAAGATAAGTAATATGATAGTTGACATTGTTTCGGTTCTTGAGATTAAGCAATACGTTCTCGATTATGTTGAAAAACATGCTCCGGAGCCTGTATTTGATGAATTGCAAATGAAAAACAGATATTTCGAATCTACATATTTAAATGCTTTGCCACTAATTGAAATTGAGCAAATTAAAGACACGGTTGATGCAAGTTATATTTTCTTCAATAATTATTATTATGAAATCACAGCCGAAAAGCAGGTGAAAAAGAGTTATATAGATCTGGGCGGCAAGCATATATGGAGGAGACAAATTTGCAAAAAAAATATTGAAAAAATTGTGGATTACAAAGAACATGATTTTAATAAGTTCATACTGAGGGCTATAGGCAATGATATCGACAAATATAAAATGATATGCTCTGCTATCGGATATCTCTGTCATACATTTAAGAAAAAAAGGCTTACTAAATTAATATATAGTTGCGATAGAGGGCAGGGTGAACTTGACGGGATGCCAATGGGCGGTACAGGTAAAGAATTAGCGTTTCAATGCTTATATTATGTACGCTCAGTTACTCCAATTGACGGCATGGTATATGATAAGAGAGATAAATTTAACTTTCAAAGCGTAAGCGAAGATACTCAGATAGTTATGATTAATGACTATGTTGGAGATATCAAGGAACTATTTAATAAAATTACCGGACATTTTGAAGTTGAGAAAAAGCAAAAAGATAAAATTATTTTGGATTTTGAAAACGCTCCTAAATTGCTGGTTAACAGTAATAATTCACCAAAAGGTTTTGCTAATTCTTTTAAAAGAAGGTTGCTAACTATCGAATTCTCAGACCATTACTCAGAAAATTATACACCAGCGGACGAATTTGGCGACAAAGATTTCTTTTTAGATTGGAACCAAGACGATTTCAATGCCTTATATTCTTTTATTTTTGGTTGCATTCAATATTATTTAAAATACGGATTATTTTATAAGGAAATTGATATGAAAGCCAATTATTATAAGCAATTATGCAAAAATACATCAACTGATTTTGCTGAATATTTTTATGATAATCAACAAATTACCGAATGGGCATCAGGGAGAATGCTATATAACGATTATTTGAATGAGGCAGGTGAGAATATCACATTCCAGGAGTTCTACAGTAGATTACGCAAGATGTGTAACATATATGGCTGGAAGTTCGAAAGCAATGGGAAGGGGAATTTAAAACAAATTATGATTAATAAAACAAACAATGTCATAAAGCCTCCTCAACAACAAGAACTTGATATGTTTTAGAACATGTGGGATAATTTTGCAGAATACGCAATAAGGTATATATTTGTACATCATTAACGATTAAAAATTATGGGACAGTTTATTTTTGAACAATTTAGAAAAGAAATTTTAGAAAAATCTAAGAATGCAGGTGCCTGTGCGACAAGATATAGGGCCGCATTAGAAGCCACAACCACTGTTGATTTCATGAACGTAGTTTTTAGAAATTTCGATTGGTTGAGTGACAATATTTTTTTAAAAATTGAAGATATTCCGCAAAAGTTATGGGATAGATGTCAAATACTTAATTGTAGTAATAATCAATTAGTTAGCTTGCCTGAATTACCTCAGTGCGAGGAGCTGGATTGTAGTAATAATCAATTAGTTAGCTTGCCTGAATTACCTAAGTGCGAGGTGCTGGATTGTCGTAATAATCAATTAGTTAGCTTGCCAGAATTACCTCAGTGTAAGGTGCTGTATTGTGATAATAATCAATTAGTTAAATAAAATATGAGAACTTTAATTAAAAATAAAATTTTAGAATTATTTGGCAAACAATCTGAATTTTGTGAAAAGCACAAGATCCGAAAAGCAACTTTATACGACTTTTTAAACAAAAAAATCGATATAAGGCTCTCAACACTTGAAGATATAATTAAGCCCTTAAAATTAAAGCTATGCGAGAAATTATCCGGCGAATTAATTGAAGTTGAGGTAGTATATGATGGCGACACTAAGTATATAAAAGGCGAGAACGCTGCACTATGTTTTGGATCTACAGCCACGACATATCAGTATGTTATAATTAAGAAAGGCGAGGATTATATATTAAAAATAATATAAACACATGAAAAAATCACAAACAAGCGTCAAAATTATTGGACTCAAAATTATTGAAGAATTAGGCATCTTAAAATGTTGTGAACTTGCATTTGATCCTGACAATAAATTAGTTGTTGTTAAAGGGGCTGTAGGTTCTGGCAAGACTACACTTCAAAAATCATTACAAATTGGAACAGCCGGCTCAAAAGCATTAGAGGACAATGAATTATATGGTAAAATAAATCAAGAAACGCAATTGCTTGATGGTGAGCAAAAAATATTCATTGGTTGTAAAACTGGAAAAAGTTCTAACTTAGAGTATATAATATATACTAAAGATGAACAGGGAAAAATTATAAAGAATCCTGTTATTGATGGCGTAAAAGCTACTCCAGCCAGTTATCTTAATAATCTTCAAACAGCTTTGACGTGGCGGATGAATGAATTGACCTCAGAAGACAAAATCGTTCAAAAAAAATTACTCCTTGAGTTGTATAAAAAAGAATTGGCTATGGCAGGAGTCATATTCGATAAAGGTTCGGAAAAATATGTCGATTCAATCCTTTACAATATCGAAAAAGCCATCAATTTAAGAACTCAACTTGATTTCGAAAGAAAGAAAGTTGGTGGATTTTTGAATCAATTAGAGCCGTTAGGAATTTATCCACTTGAAGACCCGGACACTATTCCAGCATTTCAGAATATTCAAGAACTCGAGTCGCAAAAAAATAAATTACAATATCAAATTGACAATATAATTGAAACTCGCAAAACAAAACTCGAACTTATTAAGAATAAGGCGGATGCAATTGTTAATGATATTGTTAAGGAAAATAATAAATTGCTTGCAATTAACACTGAGGAGCAAAAGAATGTTGATAGGAAGAATGCTGAATTAGATAAAGTTAAGGAAAAAATTGAAGCTATTCGATTAAATATTAGCGAATTGAATAAATTAGGATATATTAATGATTATGAATTATTAATTAAGAGATTTAATAACGAACTTATTGATATAGAAGTCATTGAACCAAAATTTAAAAAAACTATTCAATTTAATGAAAAACAACAAATAATTTCTGAAGCTGCTGATTTTGAAGAAGATATAATTAAAAATTTATTAATTTCTTTATCTGAAAAAAGAAAAGAATATGTGAACTTACTTAATACACCCGCAGATGATACCTTTGCTCAAGAGAATGAACTTCAATTAGTTCTGAATAATATTTTTCTCGCAAAAGAAAATAATAAGAAGTGCGAAATGGTTGATGCTTTCTTAAAATGGCATGATGCAGACGCTGAGGTTGTTAGATTAAGAAATGACTATATAAGAATGCTTGGGAGCATTGATACAGGAGTTCAAGGCTTAAAGATATGTGTTGAAGAAGATGAAAGTTCAAACACTAACATCTATCTAACTTATAATGGCTTATACGATCCTAAGTACTTCAATAATCTGGACCTGCAAGACAGGAAGATTAGTTCATATTCCGGAACTCAGAAGCCGCTTATCTGTTTATTGTTGCAGAATTATCTACTTGACACAAAACCTAAAGCGTTGAGATACTTATGGATAGATAATGTACCGATCGATAATAAGACTAAGAAATTGCTTGAAAAAATGAGCAATGAACTTGACTTGACAATTATTGTCAACATCACTGGCGATTTTGATCAAAAAGAACTCAGGGATGGCGAAATTCTAATAGAAGATGGACATTTATTATTTAAAAATCAATAGATTATGGATAAACAACTAACATGGCGTGAAATCAAAGCTTTAAACCAGCTTTATTGTAATAGAGATACTAAGGCAAAAATAGCTGATAGGCCCTATATTAAATATTTAATAACAGAAGGTTTTATAGAATATAAAAGAGGAACCAGAAAAATTCTTCAACCATCGTACAAGTTTAATCAAAAGTTTGAATCTGAAGGCTTTTCAGAACTATTTACAAAATACTATTCTTTTTTATCAGAAAATGAGCTCTTATCGGATTATACGAATTTTTCTGAATTTGAAATAAAAGGTTTAATGACCCTCATAAAATCACAAACCATACTACAAGACCTACAAAGTAAAATACTTGCAGGGCAGGAAAGTCGAAAAGGAGTATCAACATTGTTCTTCAAATCTGCTAAATATATCAAGAAAGATTCTGCTTTGGAAAAAGCTATTTTAAAATTATTGAATATTGGCTCTTTTCCTCAAAATGAAAATCAGGGATGGCGAAATTCTAATAGAAGATGGACATTTATTATTTAAAAATCAATAGATTATGGAAGAAAAAAAAGAACATTACAGGTACAAGGATTTTGAAAGCTATAAAATAGCTCTTCAAAAATCACCTCCGGCACAATTTATAAAAAAAAGAGATATAGGAAATGGCAAGAGTGTTGATTATGTGCCAATTGAAGCAAAACAGGCACTTGCTGAAATGATATTCCGACAAAATGAAGTGGTTGACGAAAAATACATGAACGTATTGAACGAAATCGTATGTACTGTGAAGATCAATGCTTTACCAGATTACCCCGGAGCAGATTACATAACATTCACAGGTTCAGCATCTAAGGAGGTGCAATGTGATAGCGGTTCTGTAGCATGGGAATTTCCTAAAGGTAAGAAAAAGAATGCATTAGAGTACTGCTTGCCGGGTGTTAGATCAGAAGCAATTGGCAATGCGTTAGAAACTATTGGAAATGTATTTGGCCGCAATGTCGGCAGAAGTTGCTCAAATGATTTTGGATTCGATGTAAGTTACATAAAATCAGAATAATATGAAAGAATTACAAGAATTTGGTTCGGAATTTAAAATTGTCGGGCAATTGCTTGATAGTGAGCAAATAAGCTCTCTTCAGAGAACGGAAGAATGGTACACAATAAGAAGAGGCAAGTTCACTGGCAGCAATATGAAATTATTAATGGGTTGTGGCAGAGCTTCTTCCAAAATGCCTTGGACAACTAATGACAAGATCGTTGATTTTGGTGCAACAGCAGAGAAGTATATCTATGGTGTTGGCGGAGAGAGAACTACAGGCTGTTATTCGATGCAAATTGATTCAAAACAAATGCAGTATGGCCGGATGAATGAGATTATTTTAATAAATAAATTACTAAAAGACAATATAATAAGTAATTACGAGGCAAAATCATTTGAATTATTTTATAAAAATGCAGGTGCATCCGTCGATGGTTTATGTGTTTTTAAAAATGAAGAGATGTGCTTAGAGGTAAAATGTACAGTGAGCTGGGACGGACATTATGAACGGATGTATGAAGAACAAGTTGATCAAACTCATTGTGATTTTTGGCAGATGCAAGCAGAAATGATGGCTGCAGGCACTGATAAGTGTCTGTATGTGGTTGCTTATCCAATGACAATTGAGAAATATAAGTATCAGATTGTCAATGCTTCCAAAATTCATCAAAAAGCAATCATGCAAAGATGCCAAATTGCTGACGAAGCTATAAAACTTTGGAATACACATAGTTATACGGATTCTCTAAAAATTGCATGTCAGAACTTTAAATTTGATTAAGTATGAATAATAAATTATTAATTTTAAATGAGATGAATCACCTATTAGCTCAGTATAATAGAGATAGTATTACTTCAACTCAGATGATTAGAGAAATGATTACCTTTTGTGAAATTAATTTCTCTGTTCTTAAAAAAATTCAAAAAGAACAAGTTGAATGGGCAAAATCTAATTTTGGAGATAAACCAAGCTGGATGCCTCTTTTAGGAGCAATGGAGGAATTAGGTGAATTAAGTCATGCACATTTGAAGAATGAACAAAAAATCAGGATGAACGAACCTCATTTTGAGAATAAGAAGGATGCTGTCGCTGACATAATCATATATCTTTGCGATTATTGCACATCTCAAAATATTGATATTCAATCAGTTTTACAAGATACATGGGATAATGTTAAAAAAAGAAATTGGAATAAGAATAAAATCGACGGAAATGCTGACAGACAATGATTTAATGCCTTTTGGCAAATATAAAGGAGAAAAAATGGTAAATGTGCCAGCAACCTATCTTTTATTTATGAAAGATAAGATAAAAAATAAAAAAATATTAGAATATATTGAAGATAATATAGATGTACTTGATTTTGAGGTAAATAGTATTAACAATAAAAATTAAACTTATGAGTATTATTACAGGTAAAATTGACCTGAGTCAATTAAAACACGTTCTTATGGAAAAAAAGGGAAAAACAGAAATGGTCGAAGGAATTTTTATTCCTTTAAAAGTCAACGACTTATTTAAAGGTAAAAATGGCAATATATACATGGATATAATTGCATTCGACAGTGTTAATGAGGAATATAAGCAGACACATGCTGTTAAGCAGTCATTTCCGAAAGATAAATACACGAAAGAAGAATTGTCTGCCAAGCCATTCCTGGGGCATCTTAACACTGAATTCGGCGGAGCAAGGGAGCCTAAGCCTAATAATGTGGCTCCGGGTACAGTGATTACTGAAGCTCAAGATCTGCCATTCTAATGGAAGAGAAATTATTATTGATTTTAGCACAGTTCCTCAATCAGGCAGGAACTGTGCTTAATTATCAGAGTGATGATAATTGCATCAAATTTAATTTGTATTTCTTAGATGTGATGCGTCACGGCATCACTAAAGAATTACATATATATAAAAGGGACGACAACTTCAACGAAACTGTCGAACATGTTATCAATGATTTAAAAATATTTGTAAAATAAATGGAGAAACATTACCTGGAGCAAATGTAGAAATAGTTTGGACGGGAAGAGAAGAGCATGACTACGGTTATTCGTTTGCTCTTCCAAGTCAATCACCTGATGAAGGCGATTTAATGATACACGTTCCTTATCCTGATAATTCAGATGGAATTGATGATGCCGATCCTGAGTGGGTACATTTGTATAATTTACTTAAAAACAAAAGGGTTAAAAGCGTGATTTTTTTAGGTGGTTTTTAAAATATTTAATTATGGCAAAACAAGCTCAAAAGCAAATTAGTTTTGTTTAGAATTAATATAAATAACACATTTGTGTGAAAATAATTGATAAAATACTTGCATATATCACACAAGTGTGTTATCTTTACTTCATCAAATAAAACATAAGACAATGAATACACAATCAATTAACATCAGCAGCGAAATAATCGCAAAAGAAACTGAAAAAGCAATTTGCATAAGAATGAGTGGTGAAGGTGTAAGAAGTGGTGACCAAATGGGTTTTGATATGTGGATACCCAAATCTTTAGTTAAAGAAAATGAAGTTCCGATGTGGTTTTTATTAAAAGCTGGTCGTGAAAAACATTTTGCAAGCATAAATTTTTATGGATGTAAATTAGGTGTTAAATGTTAAACAAATAAAATATAAAATTATGAAAACATTAGTAGTATCAACATCAAATGAAAATCATTTTTTCAGTACACGCAAAGAAGCAAAAAAAGATATGCAATGGGGTATTGATACATTAAAAAAATTACAAATAAAAGATACAGTTTATTTGTATGAAATGCCATCAAAAACAAATGATGATTTGACAGACCAAGAACATTTTATCAATTGCTTATCTAACAACACGGCTAAAGAACTAAAAAAAGAAGAAGTAAAATGAAAGCCGAAGATATGATAAACTGGGGTAAGCTTAGCCGATTTCTGGCAGGCTCACGCCAAACTGTAAGAAGAAATTCAATACCTAAGATTCATCAGTCTTTTGTAAACGATTTGTTAAAGGCTATGAATAAGGTGATTTCTAAACGGCTTGATAAAGCCGAAGCGGGTGGGCAAAAAAATAATAAAATTACTCCCACTGAACTTGATTAGAAGTACGGCTTTGCGCTTGTACATAACGTTGAGTATAAACCGTCGTTTTAATGCGGTTTATACTGTGTTAGGCTTCGTTTATTATTAATTTAAAAATCTAAAAATATGAGTAGGACAAAAGGAAGTGGATGGGGAGCTGGTCCATTATTATACCAAAAATGCCCAAAATGCGAAAAGAAAAAAGCGTATTTTGATCCAGTTGATTATGGAGGTCATAGTTTTAAATGCACATGGTGTGGTCATTTATTTTATTCTGACACGCACTTAAGGTTTAAATATGCTGAACAAGTGCGTAGGCTAAATGAAGCCTAACGATGGGTATATGAAAAGTAGCGTTGCAAACCACAAATGATAATTAAAAGTATGAATGTAAAAAAAGAAAAAATAGGGGGGCTTTTGATTTCTTTCTCTGGTGGAAGAACATCGGCTTATATGACTAAGTGGTGTATTGATAACCTTAGTGATAAGTATGAAATATTAGTTGTTTACGCTAACACAGGAAAGGAACGAGAAGAAACTCTTGATTTTGTGGAGAAATGCGATAAATACTTTGGGTTCAATTGCGTTTGGGTTGAAGCTATTACAAATCCTGAAAACAGAAAAGGTGTTAGAGCCAAAGTTGTTGACTACAAAATAGCAAGTCGAAACGGTGAACCATTTGAAGCGATGATTGCAAAACATGGAATGCCAAGCGTAAAAAGCCCACATTGCACCCGTGAATTGAAAAAATACACAATACAGGCTTATGCCCGCTCAATTGGTTGGAAGCATTGGTACACTGCTATTGGAATTAGGATAGATGAAATTGATAGGGTTGCACCTGACCATGTTAAGCAAAGATTTATTTACCCGTTAGTTTCACATATACCTACCAGAAAAAATGACATTAACAAATTTTGGAGTGAACAACCATTTGATTTAGAATTAAAAACATACGAAGGCAATTGTGATTTATGCTTCAAAAAATCATTTAGGAAACTAATGACTATTGTTAATGAAACGCCTGAAACAACTATTTGGTGGGTTGAAATGGAAAAGAAATATAGTGGATTTATACCGATAACAAAACAACATAACCCACTTATGAAACCGCCTATTAATTGCTTTAGACAAAACAAAAGTATTTATGACATTGTGGAAATGGCAAAACAACCTTTTGACCCTGCCATTGATGAAAGTGAATACAAGCCTGAATATAAACAAGCTGAATTATTTGATTTAGATATAAGCAATGGATGCGTTGAGAGTTGCGAAGTTTTTTAATCCAAACGGTTTTGAAAAAACCGAAGTGCGTGGGCAAAAAAATAATAAAATTACTCCACTGAACTCGATTAGAAGTTCTGAATATTTATATATAAAATAAAACTATTTAATAATATGGAATTAAGAAAATTTATAGCAACAACTATACGTGAATATTTGAATGAGAATTATCATTTTAAAAATTTAAAAGCACCTGGAGGTATTGGTAAAAATATAAACAAAACATATGGTGGAAATGATGATGGGATTGGTGTTTTTTGGACAGATAATTTAACAATGGCAAAATGGTTTGCTATACCTGCTGTTGTGGTTGAGTTGCCACAGTCAAATATGTTTGAATGTGATACTTGCCATGAAGATTACGAACCTGACGAAAGTGGTATTTGCCCTCATTGTGGCAGTTTAACCACAACGGCTGCGGCTAAACTGCGTTGCCGATTAAAACGCAGAAACTTATAAAAATATACTAAAGATTATGGGAGCAGAAAAGTATCAAATTACAGACAAAGACGGCAATGAAGTTTTAGCCGATGTTAGCGGTAGTTTTAGTGTGGAGGACGTGAAATGGCTAATAATGTATGGTTACAATAAAGACAAAACGATTGATATTAGGAGTGATGAAAAAGGCGAATTAGATTACGCAATTTCAAATATGTTCCAAATGCTAAAAGATAGCACTCGTTTTGATGCTGAAAGAGTAGAGCGAGTTTTTTGGGAGCGTGTGAGTGCGTTGGTAAATTACCACAACACCAAGCTAAATACTGGTTACGAAGTAATCGGATTTAGCGACTGTTAGAGAGTCGTCGCAAAGCGATGACGTTATTCAAAAATTAAACAAAAATTATGACAATTAACATTAAAATAATTCCAAAAAGCAATGTAATTCTGATACCTGTCGCCTCTGAAATACTTGCAGACATGGATGAAAATACAGTGAAGCACATTAATTGTGAAGGTAAAATATACAACATTTACGATTTTTATGTTTTCAAGAAAGGAGAAATAGTGCCAAGTTCATTGTTATTATTGGCGATGGGTGTACCTTTTGATGCCAAATTAATTTGGAAAAAATATACCAGAAGTGACAAAATTTTCTTTTTTGTCTGCCAACCCCAGTAATATATGCAACTAAGAGATTACCAACTTCAAGGCTTTAATGATATTCTACAATACTTCTCAGAAGGAGGTAAACACTGTATATATCAAGCTCCTACAGGTTCAGGCAAGACTATTGTATTTTCTTATATGGCACAAAAAAGTGCTTTAAAACATAAGAAAATATTAATACTAACTGATCGTGTAGAACTTTTAATGCAAACTGGCGGAGCATTGTCTCAATTTGGGATACAACCATATAATATACAGGCTGGTAGCAAGTTTATCAACTTCAAAAGTCAAGTATATATTGCCATGTGCAAGACGTTACAGAACAGATTATCTTTGCCACTCTGGAAAAATTGGATAGAAAAATATATTGACTTGGTTATAATTGATGAAGCACATAAGCAAGATTTTAACTTTATTTTTGAAAGCAAATTACTTGAAAATAAATATGTTATAGGTTTCACAGCCACTCCCAAGCGGAGCGGCAAAATGAGACAATTAGCGTTAGATTATGATAAAATTATCAGCTCAATAACTATTCCGGAACTAATAGAACAAGACTATCTCGTCAATGATGATTATTATGGAGTTACTGGAATTGACCTCAATAATATCAAATATGACCCGATGAAGGGCGATTATTCTGAGAATGATATGTTTACAAGGTTTAATTCGCCAAAATTATATGCAGGAGTGGTTGATAATTGGATTAAAATAACGCCTAACACTCAAACGCTTGTATTCTGCGTTAATATAGAGCATGTTATCCACACATGCGAAGAATTTAATAAAAATGGCATTGTCGCAAAATTCCTTACGACGAAAATGTCAAAGCCGAAAGAGCCAAGCAAAGAGGACAATGAATCTAAATGGGTTGTATATGGTGAAAAAATGCGATTATATAAGTTATACATAGATAGTTATTATAGATGGAGCGGAGAACGAGGAAAATTGATACGTGATTTTAAGAATAAACAATTTCATGTTCTTATCAATGCTGGAATTCTTACAACCGGATTCGATTGTCCTGAGATTGAGACGCTTGTAATCAATAGAGCCACATTGTCTCTTACATTATGGTTACAGATGCTTGGCCGAGGCAGTAGGCCAAGCATTAATAAAACTCATTTCAACATTCTCGATTTTGGAAATAATGCCAGCAGATTAGGTCATTACTCTGCTCCGAGAATGTGGAACCTATGGCATGAGACAGGGAAATATGGCGAGGGCGTGCCACCAATGAAGGAATGCGGAATAAATTCAAAAGGGCAAGAAATTAAATCAAATAAAATTGGTTGTAAGAGGTTGATATTGGCGAGTTATAAGACTTGTCCGTTCTGCGGGTTCTTGTATCCCGAAAAGAAAATAAAAGAAATAGAATTATCATCAATTGTTTATAATAATGATAATTATTTGGCTGTAGCGGTGAAAAAAATAAGCGAAATGTCAAATGATGAATTATTTGATTATTTCAAAATAAAAAAACATAAACAAGCCTGGTTATGGAGGCAATTGTATTTCAGGGGTGGTACACAATTAATTAATTCATTTGGTCAAGAAAAAAAATGGCAAAAGGGTACCATCGAGAAGGCTATTAATTATGTATGTGCATTATAACATGTTTTAAAACATTTTGTAAAATACGCAATAAAGTATATATTTGTATAATTTAAAATTACAAAAAAATGGACAAATATTTTGAATTTTTAGAAACAAAAAAAATAAAACATCTAAATTCGGGATTCGACGTACTTATAAATAAATTAAATAAACATTTATTTGATTTTCAAAAACATATAGTAAAAAAATCCTTAAAATCTGGCAAATATGCAATTTTTGCAGATTGCGGACTTGGAAAGACTATAATGCAGTTGGAATGGGCATTTCAAGTTGCAAAAAAAACAAAAAAACCAGTGCTGATATTATGTCCGTTGGCCGTATCTGGCCAAACAATTAACGAAGGTGAAAAATTTAAAATTGAGGTTATTAAGTATGACGGAAGTAATTTTCCTATCCAAATCATTAATTATGAACAACTTGATAATATCAACGTTGAGTTATTTTCTGGCGTCATTTTAGACGAATCTTCAATTTTGAAAAATTTTACAGGGCATTATAAAAACCTGATTATCAACACATTTAAGAAAACTCCATATAAATTAGCATGTACAGCTACTCCATCACCGAATGACCTGAACGAAATAGGTAACCACAGCGAATTTCTTGATGTACTTGATGCACAGGACATGCGTTCTAAGTGGTTTGTAAGGGATCAAGGAATGAACAACTATCGTTTAAAAAATCACGCAAAAACAGATTTCTATGGTTGGATAAGTAGCTGGGCTACGATGATTACTAACCCTGCTGATATTGGTTTTGACGGGACTAATTTTATTTTACCGAAATTACAACAAATTGAACATGAAATTATTACGGATGTTAAAGTTGGGAGCGGGCTAATATTCAATGAATCAGCGGTTAACGCAACTAATTTTAATAAAGTTTTGCGAGAAACTAAAGAAAAAAGACTTCAAAAAGTGGTTGAAATATGTGAAAAAATAAAAGGGCAGATATTAATCTGGGTTAAGCAGAATGAAGAAGGCGACTGGTTGCAAAAAAAATTAGAAAATTGCAAAGAAGTAAAGGGCAGTGATTCAACAGAATACAAGGAAAAAACATTACTTGGATTTGCAAATAATGAATTTAAAATTTTAATAACTAAAGCTAAAATTGCTCAATTTGGAATGAATTTTCAAAATTGCTCAACTCAAATATTTCCCAGTTTAGATTTTAGTTTTGAGGCTTATTATCAACAGATTAGAAGGAGTTATCGATTTGGACAAAAAAATGAAGTTAATATACATTTAATAAAAACAGATACCATGGAAAATGTTGTAAAATCAATTGAAAAAAAAGAACGTCAATTTCTTGAAATGCAGCAAGAAATGAATAAAAATATAAACAATGTAAAATATGGATTATTAGACACATACGAGAGGCGAGAGTTTAAAAATAATGATGTATTATTAATTAAAGGAGATAGCTGTATTGAGATAAAAACAATTCCTGATAATTCAGTTGACCTAATAATTTTTTCACCTCCATTTTCTTCGCTATTCACTTATTCCAACTATGTCCACGACATGGGTAACAACGAAAATCATGAAGAATTTTTTAAACAATATGCTTTTTTATTGAAAGATTTATTTAGAATTTTAAAGCCTGGGAGGCTAATGTGTTGCCACACTAAGGATTTAGGTGTTTATAAAAATTTCAGCGGTTATACTGGAATGTTTGATTTTACGGGGGAGCATACGAAGGCTGTTTTGAATGAAGAATTTAAACTTCATTCAAAAATAACTATCTGGTGTGATCCGGTTCTCGAAATGCAAAGGACTAAAACACAAAGACTTCTGTATAAACAAGTCACTTCAGATAGTTCTAAGACGGGAATCGGAATGGCGGAATATATAACTATTTTTAAAAAATGGGACGGCTCAAGCGAAGAATTGTGGGAGCCTATTACTAATTTAAGTAAAAGTAATTTTCCTTTAGATATTTGGCAAAAATGGGCAAGCCCGGTGTGGATGGATATTAAGAGAACTGACGTTCTCAATGGTAAGGAAGGTACAGCACTTGGAGATGAAAAACACATTGCACCTCTGCAACTTGAAGTAATTCATAGACTTATCCATTTATGGTCAAATGAAGGAGAAATTATTTTTACTCCATTTCTCGGAATTGGCAGCGAAATTTATAAAGCGGTGAAAAATAATCGTAAAGGAATAGGTATTGAATTGAAAGACAGCTATTTTGATACAGCTGTTAAAAATGTAAAAAAAGCTTTTGAGTCAAAATTACAATCTACTATTATTTTTGAGTAAAACAATGACACGCAACGAAATAAAAGAAAAAGCATTAATGATAATAAAAAAATGCAAAGGAAATTCTGAAGAAATATGTCAGGCTTGTTTTCGTTTTGACAAAAATCAAACCAACAATTTACTTGAAGGAGTTGAAAAAAATTGCATTCACTTTATTAATTATCAGGACATTAAGATGATAAAAAAAGCTGCAAGAATATGATCCCCCAATTACGAATAAATGGATTAATATGAACGAATCTCAACTTCAATCACAATGTGTCGTCTATTTTTCACAAAATCAGTTGCCCGGAATACTCTGGGCAACCGGTAATCGTAGTCTTTCAATGAAAGATGGTATATCGCAGAAATCCAGAGGATTAAAGCGTGGAATACCTGATTTATTTCTGTTTAGAAATTGGAAGTTAATTGGAATTGAATTAAAGTTGAAAGGCTCTGTACACAACAAGCAACATATTGAAGAACAGTACAATATAGGGCTTGAACTAATTAAAAATGGCGGAGAATATTACATGCTAACAAGCCTTGACTCATTTATATCCTTGGTTCAATTTAGAAATGTTATTGATGGTTGTCTAACTATCTGTGATATAGCTAAATTGCTTGAGACAAGTAAAAAAACAATCACTTTTTAATTTACGAATTTTAACAAAAAATGACAATAGAAAATACAAAACTAATAAAGGCAATGGCTTATGAGCCGATGTTAGCAACTGGGCTTGTTGTGCCTACACCCTGGTATCATTAGCCTTACGGTGTTAGGCTCAGTACTTTATTTTAAAATTAATTAATTATGATAATATTAGTAGGATGCGAGGAGAGCCAAACAGTTTGTATTGAATTACGAAAATTAGGACACGAGGCGTATAGTTGTGACTTGCAAGAGTGTAGCGGTGGAAAACCTGAATGGCATTTACAAATGGATGTATTTGAAGCAATAAAACTAAAAAAGTGGGATATGGGAATTTTTTTTCCGGATTGCACATACTTAACCATAAGTGCGAATAAATGGTATAAAGACCAACCCCCACGCAAAAGCGGAACGTTAGTTGGCGAAGAAAGACGAAAAGCCAGAATCGAAGCAATTAAGGTTTTTATGAAGTTATATAATTGTGGAATTCCTAAAATAGCGATTGAAAACCCAATAGGTGTAATGAGTAGTAGATTTAGAAAGCCTGACCAAATATTACAACCATGGATGTTTGGACACGGTGAAACTAAAGCCACTTGCTTATGGCTGCAAAACTTACCAAAATTAAAGCCTACTGATATAGTTGAAGGAAGGGAGCAAAGATTACACCGATTACCAAAAACTAAAGATAGGGCAAAATTAAGGAGCAAAACTTTTTCAGGTATCGCAAAGGCAATGGCTATGCAGTGGGCATAACTATTATATGTACAGCAAATTGCCAGAAAAAAATTAATCTACGCTATTCGTATATATATCAGCGATTTTAGCTCCCGAAATATCGGCGGTTGATGGTAGTACTTCAGCTGGAGAACCTACAACAGTTGGCCCACCGGGGATATAAGCATTCGCAAACGCATTGAAATCACCTTTTAATTCATTAAAAGCCTCTTCTAACTTGCTGTATCTTACCATATTATCATCGTCTCCATTAATTAAAATTTTGCCGTCATTTTTAAAATGTGCGAAGCATTGTTCTTCTCCATTTTCATCAGTTGAAAATAGCCGCAACTCGCCAATAGCTGCCTGTTGATTGACGTTAATACAACCTAATATGACGCTGACATTGTAATCCCCAGTTGATGTTCTTATAACTTTAATATTTGCAATTGGTTGAGAATCAATGCCGTATGGCAAGGCTTGTTGTGATGTTTGGACATCATTCTTGCCAAGACCCAATGTTTTTAAAATTCTTTTTCCAGACTCTATTTTTGACTCTAAATATTTTACAAGTTTCATTCAAATATATTTATTGGTGTTTCTTGATTATAAACCTCTGGTAAAACACATGTAAGGCTTGATGTGGTTGAAGTTTCATCGCCAGACAAAGTAACTGATTCTATGAAAAATTTTGTCTTTTTATATATAAAATTTTCTGGTGAGGTTACTTCAATTATATTATTTGGCTGTATAATTTTTCCGCTGATAGTCCAGGTATTTAAAGATATGTTTATCTTAATATTTTTTAATTCAGAACTCAATAAATTCTTAGCAGCATCCGCCACATCATTCGTACTACCTGAGCTCTGTTCAATTACTGTTGGCTTGTATATTTTTACATAAGGATTTTCGATAGTATATTCGGTCGCATTATTACCTTCGATTTCAGCTTGCTTAACGACTGTGATATGCGAATGCATGCCCTGACCATTATAATCGCTCTCAATGCTTATAACTGGTTTATTCTCAGTGAATAATGCAATTGGTGTCATTTTAGTTTTAGCTTTTGTAAAAACTAACCTTCCTTGTACATCATGGCTTAATGTCACATTACGCTGAGATGCTAACTCGTTGATATATGATTTAATACTTTGTTTTTGGTCCGCAGTACTTTGGCTATACTTTTTATTAACAATACTTTCAACATCTTTATCCACAATTAATTCTAATCCAAATTTAGCAATCAATCTTTCAGTAATTTCTTTTAATGTTTTTCCATCAGATTGAAGAGGATAAAGGCTTGTAGGTATTTCGCAGTCTTCAAGTATGCCAGGTAATGAATAACCGCTAATGTGTAATAATTCTTTTCGATTATTTTTCTTATTGCTATGGCTTATTATTACACCAGTTAGCAATAATTTTTTATCATGTTCAATAATTATATTATTATAACTGAACGGTTTAAATAGTTCTTTTGTCTTCTCATTCTCAGGATTAAAATATACAAGCATATCGAAAGTCGAACCGATCGCATCATATTTTAATTCAATAGAAATTTTATTGAATTTATCAAAATTACGACCGTTTATTTTGATGTTCATATATTATACAAAATAAGTTATAACAGTATCTTTTTTTACCAGCAATAGCGAATCTTGCCCAAGATTGTTATTTGAAATCAATTCATCAATAGTGCTATCGTCCTGTTTTAATCCATAAAGTTTTGAAGCTAAAAGGATAAAATTGCTGTCTTCATTAAGCGTATAGAATCGCTCTTGCTTTGAGTTGAATGTCAATGTAAGCAAGTTACAACACGTGAAATAAACAATTTCATCAAGTTGCTTTAAAGCATCAAAATTTGGAATAAAATCGTCAGGACTATTTCCGTCTCCAACCTGCATAGAATCAATGTCAGCAAGGTATTGATTATAATTCAAGACAATTTTATCAATAATATCGGATATTTTTATCCTATTTGAATATGTTGTATCAGTCAGGTTAGTGACACTTGACAGGCACATTGCGGATACATTGGCGGCTAACATCGTCTGGAACATGGCTTTAAGCGACTTAGGCATGTTAGCAACTGTCTGATGCGAGCCTACTATATTGTTTTTCAACGATGTAGCATTACTAACAACAGCATCAATTCTTGCTTGTACTGATTGAACAAATAGAGCAGGGGCGGTTATGAGTGATAATGTCGCTGAGATTGCTGAATTCACATCCGATGCGATATTATTTATAGTGTTCAAAGCATTCTTCAACGAATCATATAATTTCGCCGCATCTTTTGCATCATTAACAATGCTGACAGCCTTATCGTATGCGGCTTGCACCGCATTAGCTATATTAGCTATATCTGATACCGGTATTTCTTCATCAAAGTTTTCGGCCATTTCTTCATTCATAAATAATATATCTTCAACAACCTTATCCTCAGCCATATACACAAATGATTCAGGAGCACCATCCAGTGTCTCAATTACCTCTATTCTTATTTCAGATACATTGAATTTTGATTCGTCAACCGCAATAGAGATAGGCTGGACGAATAGCTCCCCGTATATAGGATGAGTGACAGTCCAGAAGCCTTTATTATCAGCACTTAACATGAAGTTATCAGTAATTTCAAGATGATTTTCGCCTTGAAAATAGATTGTAAGTTCATATCTCATTCCCTTTGGTTCTTTTCTATCAACTAACGTGCCCTGTAAATTAGGGAATTCAAATTCACTGATGTTAAAATTTTTGCCTCGCTTTGGATCAATCCAGTCCGGCTTATAGATTTTACCGTCACCTGTTTTTATTTGCAATCCATTAGTAATCTTATCTATCCAACTCATCTTTTTATTTGTTTTTCTATTTCTTTTTTATAAATTCCTTCGCTTTTCAACATAGATTTTAGACTTGATTTTTCAAAGAATTTTGTTTTTTTATTAATATTTACAGAACGTCCTCTTTTATAGGAATATAGTGGTGTTAATTTTATTTTATGACCACTTATTTCAGCCACGACATATAACACATTTCTATATAAAATAAATTTGCCGTGTCCAACCTTGTAAATAACTGAATAGAAGTGTTTTCTGTCACGAATTTTATGCAAAATATTTATATTTTCAAGCCGGTATTGTTTTTTGACATTTTTTTTGTTACTATTTGATACTCTTGCTGTTGGGAGCGGAATAAATGACCTGCCGCCTATTTTCCCGCCATGTTCTTGTTGCTCGAGGTCTTCTACTGCCTGATTTTTTTTATCTGTATAAAATCCAACAACTGATTCCATTTTATCAATATCAAGACCTATTGCCTTCTGTACCTTGGATTTCGACTTAAAAAATGTTTTATTTCTATTAGTAAAATCTTTTTCAGATTGCTCAAGCATCGTGTTAGTCTTAACATCAAAAGCGATGGAATTGAGCGTATTGCGAATAGCATAAGGGAGTGATTTTTTTCTGATCCGCTCCAATTTATTCGTAAATTTCACTAAGGCATCGCTATTGATATTGAGTTGCATATCAAGATTCTAACGGAAGTACTATATTAAGAACAAAAATATAAGAATTATCAGCATCCCACAGCAAGTCGCCATCCGGCATGATGTTTAACGTCTTATTATGCGTGAAACATATTGGTATTGAGACCTTTTCAGCTCCAAGATATGTTTTTTTAACAACTAATGAAAATTTTGCATTGTCAACAAAATTCTTAGTCATTAATCCTGACAGGTCTATCACTAAGTTATCTGATGCGGAAAAACCGCTGCTAATCAATGTGATAGCTCCAGTTAATATCAGATGAAAATTATTACCTATTTCTTTGTAAGACACTGACAGCGAATTAGCTGCTGCCACCTCAACAGCAAGTATCTTAATAACACTGTCAGGCAAGTTGACATTAGTTGCCCAAGTGCCATTGATCACGGCATATAATGCCTCGAAATATTGAAAACTGTTGTCAAAATTATCCGGTAAATCATTCGCAATGACGCCGGAAGCGTCTAATAATTTAGCAAAAAATTGATGAAAATCTCCGTAAACCTGGACATCAACGGGCGTGCCATCGAATGCTCCCGTATCATCCTTAATTGCACCATATGGATAAGTACTACTGGGTGCTACTACATTCGTTTTATTTTCTAATTTTATAGCCATTTTTAATATTTTTAAAGTTCGTAAACAATAACGTTGTCTATATAATATATATCAGTAGAATTAGAATAGCCCCTGATACCAAATGTCTCAGCACTTGCAACTAATATAATATCAACAAGTTGAGTACTATTATATACAGCTGAGTTATTATCATCCGGTGATTGAAAATTACCGTCAAGCACATCACAAGACGCTTGCACACCACCACTTACATCAGGATTCTCAACAGTTAAATTAAAAATAATCCTGTAAGACTTGCCTATTGTTAATACATTTTGATAAATAATAATTTCATTAGCATCATTATATTTAGCTCTTCCAGCAGCATCCCAAGTCCATCTAACAATAGCCTCCTGACTCCATCCAGTTAAATCTGTATCAAAAGTGCTATTAACAACCAGATTTTCAGCAAATAATATGTAATAATATGCTATTGTCTGGGCCGGCTTCAATCTTAATACTAATTGTCTAAATTCTAGTTCTCTGGTAGCCTCAATTACAGCCATTTGGCCTAACGTTGAACCACAAATAAAAAATGTAGATCTGTAATTACTTCCAATGTCGAATGCATCATCTCTCTGTTTTTCAACATGATTCGCTACTTTCGGGAATCCATATAAGCCATGTCTTATGTTTCCATGCCTAACTTGTGGTGTATGATAAGCTATTAGATATTCAGCACCGGCAAATACTTCAGATGGTTGTTTAGTTATCCAGACACCGCCTTCAAAGAACTTATTTTCAAACACATACAAGTCAAACCCAGCATCTTGCAAACTTTTCTGCAAATATAGTGGGTGCTGTCTTGCTTTCAGGTATCCTGGATGATTGATTTTTCTTTTGATAGCCAACTTCCTGGCATCCAATGATGTACTATCATTTGTAATAATACCAAGCCTCCTCTCCCAATTGGCTGCATCCTCAGTGGTGAAGTTGGCATTATCTGGCAATATAGAATTAAGTATATCTTTAGATGCTTGTATAGCAGTCGCTTCGCTAACATTTAAAGCTTCAAAAAATTTTTCTTTAATACTATTTTTCAGAATTCTAAAAGCCCTTCCGGATGGGGAAAATTGTTTAGTTAAATTTAGCAGTATATCACTAAGCATAAGTAACTGAATTTAAGTGAGGTATATTGCCATTATCGAATAAATAACTATTAACAACAACTGAATTTACTTTCAATTCTACGGAAGAAAATATACTGCCCGGAATAGCTTGCTGTATAATATATATGATATTAAATGTGCTGAATATATCATTTTTCTGATCTAATGTATCAATCGCTGAAACAAATGGGCGGACTGATGCTAATGCTGTCTCTAATGCACTGGTCAACAATGCTTCTATATCACTTGTTAATCCAACATATCCGGTTATTTTAATATCAATTTCTTTTACAGTTATTGCCGCAATTTCAACATTAAATACGCCTAACGGCCTTCTGCCCCTTTCAGTTGCAAGTAATGTCGTGTCCGGATTAGTCTCAATAACTTCCGCTACCTCTGCAAGTATCCCCGCTGTGGGTGTGCCTTTGCCATCAGTCGAATCCGCAATAGTAGCCTCAACGAATACAATTACTTCATTAGAATAGCCAGTTCTTGCAAATGGATAAATATTAGCAACGCCTTGAGCATCAAAGCCCCAAAGACGATAGTCAGCAGCAGCACCTCCTTGTGGTTCCAATCTATAGGCCAGAATTGCTTTTTCACGATAATCTTCTAATGATTCAGCCGCCAATGGAGCTACTGTAATACTATCAACTGTCGCAATACTATCTACATTGATAATTGGAGCTGTGGCCGTCAATGTGTCTCCAACTTCAAGTTGAGATTCTAATCCAGTCGTTAAAGCCCTCAATGTTATCGTGTCAGTTGTTGCAATTAACTCATATTCATCGTCTAACACAAATAAATAACCGGGACTCGTAGAATCATCATCACTCTTAAATGTAGTACTGGCAGGAATTACAGCTCCAATACTTCCCGTAACCTCAACTATATACTCTCCCGGTGTTGCAGGAAATGGATTTCTATTTAATTTTACTCTTCCAAATCGCTCAAGAGTGCCTCCAAGTGCTTCTGGTTCAGCGGTATCAATAAATACATTCTTCTTAATATTAGCCGAATACAAGTAATATAATTTCAATTTTGCGGCCTGCACGGCTGCGAATATTTTAATAAAATTCTTTGAAATAGAAGGAACTGTAATTCCCAATTTTGATTCTATGTCTGAAATTATTGATGTATATAATTCTGTTATTGTTGGTATCATTGCCATTTATATTGTTACCTCTTCAATTAATTCATTTTGAATATTATTCCAAATATAAGAATATTTTTCCTGTAAATTATTTGGTTTTGTCAAAACCATTTTTATTGATATTTTATCATCAGATAAAATGCTGACATTTAGCGTAATATCTGCGACATCTTTCAAGTCTTTTAAATCTTTTTTTATAGCCTCTTCGATTTTTTTTCTACCCTGACTATTAAGAGCATTATTTAATAATGCTTGTTCGCATAATGATTTGATTTGTAATTCATTACTATCGGGAAATAATAATGAATTGCCCCACCATATATTATCATCAGATGTTCCAAATATCGAAATATAGATAGCATTGAACAAGCTGTCAGTCATGGCTATATCGTTCGATTTTAAAACAAAATCGCCTCCGGAACCTGTTTCTTTCAATGTAATATCCATATTACCAAGTCCCTCCTGTCCATCCAGCTGTAGTGCTTAATCTAACCCCCTTCGGTATTGAACTTGAGTTAATATTCGCAGCATTGCCAGGATCCTTAATATTGATATCTAATGAACCATTTGTATTATTATTTATTGTGTTCGTAATGCCCTCTTGTTTAGCTAATTCGGGATTTACAAGAGGAGTATTATTCGATGGCACACCCATTAAATCCGAACCAATCTCTGAAACGCTGCGGGCGTCTTCTTTAATCTTGATCTTCCATTGCATTCCTTGTATGTCCCTCATCACATTTTTTTGCAATGCTTTCTCAGTGTCTGTTATAGCTGCAATCCTCGCATTCTTTTCAGCTTCAATTCTTGCTTTGTCTTCGGCATATTGTTGATCAGATAAGAACCCAAGTGAGTTCATAGCCCACTTCCAAGCTAACACAATAGCATCAACCATTGTAAGAAATCCATCTTCAATATTCTGCCAAATCCAGATAGCTGTATTCTTGAACATTTCAATCTTATTAGTCATATAACCAACGACTTCATCCCACTGCTCCCCCCATCCTTCAGTAGAATTAACAACCCAATATATTGCTCCAACAAGTGCAGCAATAGCCATAATTATAATTCCAATCGGATTCATTGTCATGACGAAATTTAAAGCAATTTGAGCAGCTTGCCACGCCCAAGTGAGAGCAGTTACGGACTTTGTTATGAAACCATAGGCAGCCGTAACTCCAGTTACTACTGAGACGACTGTTGATACTGCTGAAACAATTAAAGACAAAGAACCTAATGCAGCCACGACCATAAGGATAGTTGTAACTGTCCCGGAATTCTCCTTTGACCATTTCATAAATGATTGGACAACAGGCATTATCTTGGCTAATAATTCATTAAACACAGGAATAAGAGTTGTTCCTAATGTTATTGATAAAGCTTTCATATTATTTTCTGCCAATTGAGCTTGCGACTTACCTGTCTTCATTTGCTTTTCGAATGCTTCATTGATAGCATTCGTTCCTGTGGCCATATCTTTTAGTGAGGCGACATAAGACTCATTAGTAGAGCCTAATAGAGATGTTACGGCGGCGAGAGCCTCAGTTCTACTCCATGCCTCAGCCATGTTTACATTATTTTTCTTTCCAGCCTCTTCAATTGCCATCAATGCCTCGACATACCCGCCAGCCTTTTGGATTAAATCCTTGCCTGTTGATACTCCTAACTTTTTGAATATCACCAACATTTGTGCAGTCGGCTTTTCAAGTGCTATTAATGAGGATTTTATTTGATCTTGAGCCTGTGCGGCTGGTGTTCCTACTGTTGTTAAGGCCGCTGTTGCGGCAGAAAATTCAGATAATTTTACGCCAGCGGCATTGACGATTCCAGCATTCGCACCAAATGCCTGTGACATTTGAGATACGGTTGTCTTTCCATATTTGACTGTTTTGAATAAAATATCTGATATTTGAGCTGCTGATAGTCCTTCATTCTTAAAAGCATTGATGGCGGATGTCATAATATTAGTCGCTTCAGATGCTGTAGATAGTCCGGAGACGGATAGACGGCCAGATTCAGTTAGTGTTGACATTGCGTCAGAGGCACTAATACCAGCAGAACGAATATCATAAAGCGAAACAGTTAGATCGTCCAGAGCAACAGGCATTTTAGTTGATAAGTTCACAAGTTGATCACCCATCTGAGACATATTTTCTACATTAGTATCAACTAATGTAGCTATATTTGACATTTTAGCCTCAAAATTTATGGCGGATTTTCCAGCCATAACCAGAGGAGTAATTAAAGCCGCTCCAAAGATAGCTGAGGAAATAGCTATCTGTTTTGACTTTTCGGAAATTCTTCTAAATGAACGCTCTAATCGAGCTGAACTTGTCTCGAAATCTTTTAAACCCTTAGACATCTTGTTGATAGGGCCTGTTAGCTTGTCAACAGCTGTGAAAATGGTTGGTATTACGAAATTGCTCATTTTTTCTTTTTTAATTCTGTAACCATTTGACAAACATCATCATACCAGTAAGTAATTCCAAAATAATCAATACTATCTAAATAGAGATTACTTATAGTTCCCGGACTCCACTTATATTCTCTAGCAATACTCTTGATGATATTATCAAGAGATTCCGGGTTTATAAGAAAAAAACAGCAATAGATTGAGCAATTCTGTTGTCTTCTGTATCAAGTTCCTCGATAAGTCCTGTATTCTGATTAGTCAATGCTGCAATATATGCACTTATCAAGCCATTAGTATCTCCAGGCTTAATATTACGTGTCTTAGTGTGTATCTGTTTCATCGAAATACGCGCCTTATATTTCAATTCTTTCACTTCGCCAACCGGAAATTTTAACTGATGTGTAAATTCGTAAGTATCAGCGTCTAATGTCAACACACCTTCAGATATTGAAGTTGCAATACTTTTCAACGAATCCTTATTTTCCTCAACTTTTGACGAAGAGATTTTTTTGAATCCAACCCAATCATTAACTTCTTTTTCTGCTACTTCAATTGAAATTACTTTTTCCATTTTATTATTTTTATGTAATTTTTAAATCTTCTTCAAAGTGCCGCCACCACTTAATGTAAGAGTAAATGTAGACGCGCCGCCATTTCCTTCGTAGTCGCCAACCGGCTTACCTTTTCCACCCCAGTTAGTGCCATTTATTGACGAAATGGTCCAATCTGCTTGGACAGCACTTTTAGCGAGTTCAGAAATTTTTTCTAATTCGTTTGCAGAATTCATGTCCCAACTCACTGAAACACTGAACTTCCAACGTGATTGAGTAATTTTATCAATCATATTACCGCCGCCATCAACGCCAGCAGCATCATCCTCTGAGCGAAATCCACCTAAGTCGAAGGTACTGTCTTCCTTAGCCTTACCATATATTGTGCCATTGCCTAACGTGGCGTGGTTATAAGTAATTTCTATAATATCTCCACCTGTTGCCATATATCTATAATTTAAATTGTTCCAAAATTAAACCCAGCAGTTGCAGTCGTTGAACTTATTCTTGCAACGCCAGTTCTCTTATATGAGAATGTAGTATCTAATCTATCAGGATTAGTCGGGTTAATACCCACAGTGATAGAGCTTTGCATGAATGGAGCGTCAGCTATAAGTGCCCTCTTAGCAAGATCTTCAGCGTATTTATTTATAATTAATTTCCATTGTTTTGGTTTGATTATCTTTGTTGCTGTAACTGTATCAGCATCAGCAGCTATAGTATGGTCTACTACATTGATTTGTTCCAATAAATAATAACCAAATCTTACATTAAAATCAAGCATCAAATTTCTGCAATATCTGAACTGTGGCGGAATTTCACCATCCGGACAATATGTTGTCACGAAATCCTCAACTGTGAATTTACCGGCATTCAGCGTAACTGTTGAGCTACCATGCTTTACAAGATAATCTCTTGTGTTGTAATCCGCAAAATCACCTATATCACCATCCGCTGGTGTAGGCATGTCTGGATATGCTTGCGAATTAATATCTAAATGCGGCGTATCTTGCATTTTCCTTGCAAATAATACAGCTACATTAGCGGCGGCTTCCATATTCCATCCAGCAGAACCCGGAGCAGGACAGATTGCATTAGTTACCTCTTCTTCTCTACCATAGGCCAGACCAGTTGCATCAACATAATCAGTATAAGTATCAGAGGTTTCGCCGAACAACGAAATAAAAGGCTTCATAATTAGCCCCTGATACCTGCCAGTTGGCACGTCTGGGTCAGGAATCCCGTTAAATTCTTCGAGGTCGTCAAGTACTGGTTCGCCGTAACTGTTAATAACTAATGTATTCCAATTGTCGCCAAATAATTCTAAGGCGGCAGCTATTGAAGGTGTCTTCAAGCCTGTGGCAGCAGATGTGACAGCGTATGTGATGCCACAGGCATTGTCATTCGTATCAATTGTAATAGTTAATTGCTCGGATGTTAAGCCTTTCCACTTGCAGGTAGCTGTTACCTTAGTAGTTGCATCAACTGCAATTACAGGAGCTCCGATTACATTGTTAATAGCATCCGTTATTTTCGCAACTATCAATGCTGGTGTATCTCCGACGACCACAGCGTAGTCGTAATGTTGACCATCCACTGAGCCACGGCCATTAATCGTAACTGTATGCAGACCATTTCCAGTTGCTGTGCCAGTTGGCGTAATATCTCTTGCGGCTGCAACAGCATCTACAGCTACAGCCTGTGGATAACAGATAACAGGAATTCCACCTATTCCGCCACCATTGAGTGGGCGGAGAATCCGCATTATATTATACAGAGGAGAACCAAATCCGTATAATGTACCAGCCTGTTTTGCTGATAATATTTCTTTGGGAGTTACATCTAATGCAGCTTGATTAGCTGTATTAGCCTCTCCAAGAACTGCTATACGTTGAGGTAGATTAGGTGATGTGGTACTGAAATCACCCTTGTTAATGATATATCCTACTACCTTCGAGATTCGCTCGCTGCCAATTGCTGAACTAACTACTGTCATATACTTTATTTTAATTTTCTAAATGAACAAAAACTGATTGAAAAAATTTTCTTCTTCTGAGCATTACAATACCGCCATTACTATCATTTCCGAAAGAAGTATTGCCCTCAATACTTTCGAATGTATCATTATCTATCTTCCTGACAAACAAGCCTGTATGTTCAAATTTCCCATTTAAATCCCAGTCAAATAAAACAATATCTCCGGCGACTGGATTTTTTGTAATTTGATTGTTTTTCTTAAAAAAAATAAAGGCATTTTGACAACTACAATAACCTTTGATTGAATCAATTTTAGGTAAAATATAACCCGCTGAATGATAGCACCATGAAACAAATATAGCACACCAAGGCACGCTATCTAAGCCGTACCATTTGCCATATTTAGTCTCATTCGAATTAGGCGGATTTTCGCAATAACCTAATTCTTTTTGAGCTACATCTATTATTTTTTGACCGTCTATCATTACTTTTTTTTTACAAATATAATAATATTTTTTTAAATCCAATATTACATGTTTTATAACACATTTTTTAAAAATCTTCGGGGGTTAATTTCAGCTATTTGCTTCCATAAATCCTCACCCAAGTAACCTCGTAATTGAATCGAGAATTGTTTCTCGTCCCCTTCAACGGAATCCATGTAATAATCTGAACCAAAGAGACATCTATTGCGGAATGCATCATCGGTACTTAATAATACCTTTAAGTAAGCCCATCTCTCTTGTGCATATAATACATATGATATATCCACAAATAATGACGGGTAATCCGGCATCATTTTGTGTATAACATTATCCCATTCATTTCCGCTTCCAAAATGTGCTAAACAAATTTTTAAATTAGGAAAATCTTTCAAAACAACCTTGTAATTATTTGGATGCATAAAGCAATTACAAATTGTTTTTTTATTTTTCATGTCAACCTCAACGATGCTATCAGACGCTAATTGTAGTAATTTTTTTATTGAGCCCTGAAAATGAACGGTGCTGTCCTGAGTGCAATGACTTATAATTGGAATACCCTTTTCTTCACAATATCTATATATGTTATAAAACCTATCATCAAAAGGAAAAATTCCTAACGGCGGGTATAATTTCAAACCCCTAAAGCCGGAATTAACAGCCCAATCGAAATATAACCTGTAAGACGGATTACGTGGGTCAATGTGAATAAATGGCAATACATTACCATCATTCTTAGCTAACCATTTGAGTTCCTGCAACTGTTCAATATATGGTCGTGGCACATTTCCGGAACCCATCTGAGACATATCCATTGACAATATACAGAACTTAGTATCAATAGGATACGATACAGAGCAGCCCTTTAATATATCTTCCTGTGTTTTATTTTTGCCAATTTCTATGAATTTACAAAAACGGTCAAAAATATCTTTGTTTGAAAATGGATTAATCCTACGTAATAATCTGGATAACAAGAAATAACCAATTTTTGTTCTTAAAATGGGGACAAGTTTTAACGGCAAAAAATTTCTTGGGACGTCATTTTCTGTAAAGGTATGTATGTGGCAATTGAACATATTTTTTAATTTAAATTTTCGCAGTCAAAAAAATTTTTAAAAGGCTTTAGTTCATTTGTATTTTCAATAATCAATTTAATACTTCGAGCTTGTTTTTTTTGCTCCAATTGCATTTCCTGCAACACACGAATTATTGTTGAATCTTTACCGCCTTCATTATCAATTACCTTGTCTATCCGGGTGTTAGTATTAGAGATTCTTTCGGAAGTTGAAGCCTCTAATATATATATCCTGTCCTTAATTGATTGATTAATAGCTGGTTGATTATAGCCCACAAGTATCAGGTATCCAATACCCCCGGCTATAGATGCAATCATAAGCGACAACAGGCTTGTTATCACTGAATTAAGCATTTTATTTTTGATGTTGAACATATTTCTTTTAAAAAAAAATTAATGACTTTTTCTTAAATATAAATAGCCTGACATAACAACCGGATCAGAGGCATCATCTGACGTTATTATTAACTTAATATCGTCTCCCGCCACCAATGATTTTAAATACGTAAATCCTTCAAGATTCATTGACCTGCCAGCCCCTTTTCCCGCCTGAGAACGTACTGGATATACTTTTGTAACATGATTTTTGACAAGAACTACCCTGTAATCTTTATCATTGCTACCCTCAAACATGATTCCCCACGATGCCTCGTAATCTCCGGCATATCCGGTTTGAATTGTTGCCGAATCTCCAGCAAATGTGATATTTACACTTTCGTCAACAGTGAATAAATTATTTGTCCCATTTGTTAAATCGACGAATACTTCTGCTGTCGCAATGGCAATAGTAAGCGTTTGACTGTCAAAAATATAACTACCATGAGGTGGCGAATAATTCACATCTCCGGAGACAACCAAGTCGCCGTTGACGGTTAAAGAATCAGAGACGAAATCTCCATAAATTAAAGGGGAGGATGTTGTTGAATTGTCAATGTATAACTTATCTGAGCCCGTTTCGCTGTAACCTGCCTTATATCCTATAAATACGTTATTATTCCCAGCAGCATTACTATATCCTGCTGAATATCCAAGCGCTGTATTTCTGCTTCCTGTTGTTGAGGAAAATAATCCCTGATAGCCAACAGCCGTATTATGGCTGTAAACGTTCCCTGTTACCCCATAACCGGCACGTGTACCAAGCAGCGTATTGCTGTTGCCAGATGTATATCTCCCCGAATAATAACCAACACATAGATTGCTGTCAGCTGTCGAATTAGTGTAGCAGGATCCGTAGCCTATAGCTGTGTTAAAATTGCCGTTATTTCCTGTCGAATATAAAGCGTAATTGCCAATAGCCAGATTATCGTGTGAAGTTGTTGAGCTGTAACCACTTTGATAACCAAAATAAATGTTATTAGCTCCGGTAGTAGTTGATTTACCTGCCTGATTTCCGAAATAATGATTCAATGTGCCTGATAATGTGTTGTTCCCTGCATTTATACCAAAAAATAAATTGTCGGTACCGTAAAAATCTAAAATGCGGTTACTGCCCTTGTATAATATATTAGTTCTTAACAGCGGACTAATAACAGAATCTGCTATTAATTTTTCAGCAAATGTGGCATTGTTGCTCACATCAAAAGATAATGCCCCATTGAATGGGTTCTGTTGCGAAAACGCTGAAAATGAAGCAAAAAAGGCTAAAAAAAGTATTGAGTTTTTCATTGGTAAATATGATTAATTGTATTTAAAGTCCCATTCATTAATTGCCTGTAACCTGTTGCAGATGGGTGCAATGCGTTATTATGATATCCTGCCGTCTTTGGATAACTTGCATTTCTATCAATATAAAGGTAGTCCGATGCTACGTCTACGCTTGCATTATATGCTCCATATGCAAAATTAGTATGAATTAACTGTTGTAGTTGTCTCATGTTAAGCACATAAGCCTCATAGTTATTTGTGTTGGAATAGTTAACCATCCAACCATAGATTGTATTTGAGGCAGTTGACGGCATTACTATAATAATTTTAGCCCCTGTAACTGCAAGGCACTCAGTTACTAATGTTTTTAAATTTGCAATTGTGGAATTTGGATTTATTAATGAATATCCCTCATTTATCCCTAACGATATACGTATAACATCAGGTGTCGCAAGTGAGTTATTAATCAAATATTGAGGCACATTGATAACGCCGCCGATATAGAATGGAGAAGTAGCTCCCAAGAATGTGGCTGTTGTCCAACCACTATGTCCTTCATTCTCATTAGGAGTAACTCCTATTGTGCCAATGCTTGTTAATGTGACATCTAAGCTATCATCTATTACTGGTCTGCAATACTGCCATCCAAGAGCCGTTAAGCTATTACCAATAGGTAGAATAGTTTTATTTCCTAGTGCAATTTTTGGCTCAACTTTAATTATAGTAGAAGCAGAATCACAATAAGTTCCAATAGAATTAACTGCATATATCTTTGTTAAATAATTACCAAGCCCTGTTGTATTTACATTTAAATAGTCTGCAATAACGTTACCTATCACTGTAACCCATTGAAACGTACACCTACCATGCTTACTCGCTGGAATGTATGCGACATTATCATTGTATATCTTGACTGAATTACCTTGAGCAACATATATTGTATCAGGTAAATACAAATCAGTATCAAAGCCTATTAACTTATTGCATGGAGCTGTATATAAGCCTATTTGCGAAAAGCAATTAAGCGAAAATAATAGTAATATGGTTAATATTAATTTCACAGATTGCCTTGTATTTTCAATTCTTCAGCACTTCCGACATATTTGATTGTTACACTTGTTCCACTATCGTAAACACGCAATCCAGTCCCGGAATCGGTGAAGAATACAGCCCCCCAACTGTCGGAATATCTAAATGTACCATCAGTAGCATAACTGAATTCTACACCTGCAAGATTATTACCAATCATACATTTCATCATTCCCGATGTTCCGGCTGGCAATACTATTGAGCCACCATCCAGTAACGTATATGTGCCATAAATAACTTGAGAACCGTTCATATACAAGTAATCATTAACATATAAGCTATCAACATGAAATGTCTGAAACGTATCAGCAGTAATACTTACACCCTTTTGCTTCTTTAAAATTCCATCTTCTACAACCACTATACTATCCGCCGTTGAGGTCTCAGGAATAATAGATATTTTTATCTGATTATCGTTATCTATTCTAAAATTAGTTCCATCGTCACGGAATACCGTTGAATCAGCTCCACTTGCATCTGTTATAATTAACGAATTATCCGTGGATATTGTTTTCTCAAAAAAAACGTTTTCATAAAACTGAGTTTGTGTGCTATCAACTGACATGATTGAGTTGCCGGAAGCAGTTGTGAAGTCTAAAGCTGTTGCCGAACTTATTGTATTTGCAACCATATTAATAAATTGAACCAAGTTAGCTTGTATTGTGTCTGCCCCGATTTTGGCATTATACAACAGGGCTAATGTCCCCGCAGTATCTTGCAACCAGTATTCTATTGAACTTGCTGCACGGGACTTAATTACGCCATTAATTATCGAACCATCCCAGAATGAGAAATCAGGACTTGTGATATGTGATAATACTTTTAATTCATCTATTATAGTAAGTGATTCCCATATTGTATCTGTTAATGTGCTTACCTTCCCTGAATCTAATCTTGCTAAAAAAGCAGAAATCCAGACACTCATACCAACTGTATCATAAGGGGTTATAAAGTTTCCGGCACTATCCGATAATTGCAATTTAGTTATCCAGGCTGAACGTAAGCTATCTGACAGGTTAGTAGTATCATTACCAATAAGATAGTCCTGATTACTTACCCATGTACGGGTAGCATTATCTGTCGAATCTGCTTTCAAGTCTATTCTATTACTCAGAGAAGTCGTATCTAGCACTGGATGCCCGTTGATAGATACCGGCTTATTACCATATAATCGGATGCTATCATCTGATATTGTTAAGAACATACTATCAGTACCAACTATCGCAATAAAACCCGCTATACCATTGACGTTCGCATTTTTAACAAGATAACATAATGCACTATCCTGGCCATAACCAGCGTCAGGTTTTAGAATTTTCATTGATTTAAATCCAATAACTTTTACAGTATCTTGACAAAATACTGTAAATGAGCACAATACCAATGATAATAATATTATTTTTTTCATTTTTTATAAATTATTGAAACTTAATCTAATAACTTTTCCTGAAAGATATTCATACTTTACAAAATTGTCAATATCAAGATGATAGTCACCTTCTCTCAATACGGCTATAATTCCTCCAGGATCAACGAATTCGCCATTAACCCAGTTAGATTGCAACAATAATGCAGCTATAACAACTTGATTAGTAATAGCTGAACCGGGCTCAGATACGCTTGTGAAAAAATAAGTTGATAACTCGCTGAAAAGCAATGCCGCATTGGTTATAGTTACTTCAGTTCCGTCATTCCTAACTACCTTCAATGTTTCGTCAATAGTGAATTCGTCAACTCTCGAACCATTACCATCGTTGATGTAAACAACGTCAATACCTCTTGCTGGCACAAGATACTGGCTGAGGATGAACTCATTACCATTCTTATTAACGTGGACACCGCCATTAATTAACTTAGTAACTATTGTTGATTTTGACATTTATTAATCTCCTTGTAATAATATATATTGATAACCTTTATTTGTTTGATTTACTGTGATTTTGGAATAACTTTGAGCTAAAAGCGTTGAGGTCTGCAATTGATTAGATTCGGTTGTGGTTACATCTAATATAAGCCTTGACATTGAAACACTTACGGCATCTTCATTATTTTTGGAATCAGCCATTGACATTTCAGATATACTCACATTCGCAATAGATGGCTTGCTGAAATCCAGTGTATTATATTGCGGATTACTCAGAATTCTTGAAATAATCCCTAAAATTCTTTGGTTAATTGTTGAAGACAATTCATCACCTTTATTTATTGAAGAACTTTTTGATTTTGTAAAAATATCAATAAAATACGAATATGTAAATGTATCATATTTTGAAAATTTCTGATCATTATTACCTTTTGAGAATGAGACATTTACTGCTGGCATTTCCGTCAAATCAAAAGCAATATTTCTTTCTTTCCAAATCGCAGCATCAATCAACGGCTCAGCGGGAGTCATAATGGCTTGATTGTGAAGTTCTAATGAAAGAATCTCACAAATTCTATCTCGAATTAATTCGAAATTTGAAGCAGTTATTTTCAATGTTAATTTTGCTGCCATTTTTTATTCGTAATCACCTAAAATACAAACTATTATACCTAATGTCTCATCAGGAAATGTTTCTCTAATAATATATTTTTTTGCGACATTTGTACTATCCTGATATTCAATAATATGCTTTATTAATGTGACTTCACCAGATGTTCTAACCGGATAAGCTAAGTCTGTTAATTGTTTTTCGCAAAATGTAACTTTAGCCGTCCTCGCATTAACTACATTACCTTGAGTATCAATTGATATATGGTGCTTAGATGCAATCCCTGAAACAACTGCTGTAATAGTACCAGACGGATTTTTTAGCGTAATAGCTACGCTAAAATCAGCCGTATTCGTTATAATAGACTGAGTATCAATTCTTGCTCTTTCCAGAATTGATGTCATTGTCTTTCTTAGTTTTTTTAGTCTGCTTTTCCTTAACTGGCTCAGTCTCAACAATAAATCCTTGTTCAACTAATTTAGCAATGTTATCGGCTGGAAATGCTCCTTCTTCGACAACGTCTCCGCTTGACAATATTTTGTTATTTAAAGCTCCTACGCTGAGAGCTAATACTTTATAAAATTTAGCCATTTTCTACTTTTTTTAAAATTTTTAAAAAAGAGCAGGATTTAATCCTGCTCTAAAAACTAATAAAACTCACACAAAAACTAAGCAACTACCTGAACTGTATATATTTGATCAACTGCCACCGGTACAGCAATTCCAGCTGATTTAATGTCAACGATATGGCTTGAATTTCTTTCGTCCAAGAATTCACCAACAAGATAGGCTCCTCTTTTTCCAGACAATCCAGCACCAACATTAGCCTTATTTCCAAGCAATTGTGGTACTGCGGCGAATGCTAATTTGAATTTCGGAGCTTCAGGAACTACGATAACCTTTTTTGAATTCAAATATGGATTATTTAAGGATGTCGATGAAGCATCATAATACTCTGGATATGACCACATATTTAACTTATACGGGCCAGCTGATATCTGACCATGTAGCACTCCGCCAGTTGCATCACGTTGAGGCTGACGAATCATGCCTAAATCAATGTTGTAGAGACCTTGACGAGCCTTAATAACTGCATTATTCATGTAAGCTGTGAAAGCTGATTCGCCGAAAATAGCATTATATACACCTCCTTGAGATTTACCCTTGGTGCGAATGAATGTGCATGCATTTTTCAAGTCTTCATCCGGATCAATAGTTGAAGTAGCCCAATAGTATCCAGCTGTCTTGTCAACAAGAGAGGCAGCCTTTCTTTTGAAATCAATATTAGTTCCATTGACAAGAGTTACAATACCTGTAGTAAGCACCTGAGAGCATTGCAATTCGTAAGATCTTTCAATCTTATATTGCAATAACATCAATTTCTCGACAACAGTTGTAATCCAATCATTGAATGTAATTTCGTCAACAACACCGCTTTCAGTGAACAGACGATCGTAAAAATCTAATTCAGTTGCATCAAAATATTCACGATAATAAGGAGGAATAATAATTTTCTCTGTAGCTTTGCTGAATGAGTTACGATTACCTTCAGTCCCTCTCTCTACATCAACAGCTATCATCTCAAATCCTCTCTGGACTTCAATTGATATTTCTTTTGAGTTTGATTCTACTGATGGGAAGAATGACCTCAAAAATGCTGTCGGCATTGATTTTTCTTTATATATCGCAATGAGCGTTTTTGTGAAAATTCCTCTTGCATCAATTGTGCTAATATTTGCCATTATATTTAATTTTATTGATTATCAAATAAAGTCATTTCTGTTGAGGCAACTAACACTATACCAATTGATTGTATTAAGTCACGCAACCTCTTGGTGTATGTAGTATCTCCAGCTGGAGTTGAGCCATCTTCAACTGTTACAATGCTATTAAGTGTCTCAGAACCAGCGAATAGCAATTTTTCTTCAACTACATCGCCCTTAATGCAATAAGACACTGATACACTGGTTGCTCCAGATGCCATTGTAACTGATTCTTTCACAACTCCAATTGGGAATTGGCTGCCATCTGTAGATGCTACAGAACATATCTTCAACTTACCAGTCGCAGCAATGCGACCTAATATAGTTCCTTGCAAAAGCGTATATTCTGCACCACTTGAAGGCTCGTCGTATAATCCTTTATTATAACGATTTCCGAATACGAAAACCTTAGACACGTCATAATCAACGTGCAATTGGTTACTTGTCGAATTAACAACAGTTCCTGTACTCATATTATTTTTGATTTAATTTTTTTAATTCACTTTCAAATGCTTCAAGATTTTTTTCGGCTTCTGTTTTTGGCTTGCCAGTTTCTTGTGTCTCAATTCTACCCGGATTTTCGCCTTCAATCTTTTTCAAAACTTCAGCACTCATTGACTTACGAGTAAATTCAGCCATAGTTTTTACTCCTAAAGCCTCGCCTTTTTCGATGCCTTCTTTAACTGCTTTAGCATCAATATCTAAAAATACTAACCATGATGCAACCCTTTCACGTTCAGTGTCTGTAGCATTTTTTACAATTTGAGCAAACAATTCAGGATGCTTTAATTTCAATTCTTCCAAGTTCATTTTATCATTATTTAAGTTATTTTTTTCTTCTTTATTTTTAATGTAATTAGCTGAAATAGAAGACATATTATCCTCAACTTCTGCTTTTATTTTCGGAGTAATAGGAATAATCCTATTAATAAGGCCTATTTGTTTCGATTCTTTAGCTGTGAGCATGACATCGATGCGGGAATCAATTGAAAATATTTGATCAATTTTTATCCCTTTTATTTCTTCAAATTTCTCAACGTCAACTTTTGCAATAAATGCCTTTTTTAAAGCGTCATTTATAGTTTTCAAGTCTTTCTTAGCTTGCTCAGTAAATAAATTAGGATCCTTTTCAAACCATTCGCGATAAGCTGCTCTGTGAAGAACGAATGTACTAACATCAAGGGCTTCTGAATCATCGCAATAGCATAAGAAGTATAAGCCCATTGAAAAGGCTTTGCCGTCAACTTTTACTAATTTATTGCCCTTAATTTCTTGAAATTTTGCAATCATACCCCAGCCATACTGAGGATCGCCGCCATCTGTATTGATTCTAACTACTATATCTTCAGCATTTTGCTCCGATTCATTTATTTGCTCAATGAATCTTGTAGCTGAATAACTGTCAATATTATTATAGATCAATATATCTTTGGCCATTTTTTTAAAAATATTGAGACAAATATATAACATATTATATTATAATGCCTATAATTTTTATATGTTTTACAACATATAAAAATATTTGGTAAATACGGATTAGCGTATTATCTTTACCTCGTCAAAAACAATAAAAAACAAAAAATTATGAAAAGGCATTGGACATATTTTTTAGAAGAAGCAGGCTGTATCCGCGACATGGGTAACGATCAATATATATTGAACTGCAAAATTCAAGAAATGCAACATAAATTGAAATTATTAAAAAAAGAATATAAGGAAAACGAGCAAGAAATAACTGTATGTGCAGAAATAAACTGGACAATAGAAGAAATAGAACAAGCTAAGATCAACTGGCTCAGTCAATTTGTTTAGGCTCTTCAATTTTTTTGTCTTTCATGCTCTGCAATTCTTGAGAATACTTCTCGATATTAGTTGAAAACTCACCGCCATTCAATGCCTCTGTCGCTGCTTCAGCAGTCGTGAGCGGTAGAGACTGTCCGGACTTGCCTAATTTAGCCCGTTCAGCATTTACCTCTTTAAGCGGGTCAATGTGTGGAACATTCGCACCAACGAATCGGGCATTTCTGTACGAATCAATAACCTCATTGTTACGAGTTGCCATGGCTTCAATATAGCCCGGAGCCTGTATATTATTCTGCAATACTTGAATTTCAAACCAAAAATCGTATATTTTTTGGTAAAATTGAAATGTAAAGTCTTCACGCTCAACATTTATGGTGTGTTCCCAATCTTTCAGTGCAGCCCTTGACGCAGAAAAATTGCTATCGTATTTCGACAATGCTACCTCCGGAGGGATGCCAACAGTTGCACATATAAGCCCCACATTAGTGGTATAGAAATCCTTAAAGCTCAACTCCTGCTTGGAGTCCAGGGCTTTCATTTCCGAACCTTGAGGCATGTTGAATGTTTGTTTATTCGTTGTAGCAGCTACATTGTTAGCAAGTAGATTACCATCAGAATCAGATGGAACGTTCTGTTCTGCATCAACATTGAATGCTCTCACTATATTTTTCGCAAGCGGAGATTCCCCAGAGCTATATTCTTGATGCACAATTTGATACACTATCTTAGCACGCTCTTCAGCGGATGCAACCGTAGCCACTTTATACCTGTCAAGATTTCCGAGCGTATTTAATACGGTGGAAATCAATGGAATACCTCTGTTATTATCAATTCTGTAACGTAACCCGTATACTAAGAATGCAACTTCCTGACCTATCGAATTATAAGCCTCAATCCGCTTATAATCCGCATAACTATTTCTAATCCAATAGGCTACAACTTTATTATCTTTTGTTTCAATTCCATTTTTTACATCAACTCTCCCGAACGGACTCTGTACATGATTTCCATCAACTATTTGCACATTTACTTGATTATCAATATATCTGAGAATTACTAAACAATCACCACCCACTAATGCATTGATTTTAACCGTCTTAGCAATACGATGTAAATTATCAATACCATTATAATCAGTTTTTTTCGATTTTGAAAATAATTTAAATTTAGCTTCAATTTTTTTAGCAAAATCTGAAGGCAATTCAATTTTATTTGACTTGAGAATCAAGTCAATAGGTTCGGACTGCAATTTCAATCCACCGCCAATAATCCACGTTACGAATCTCTTGATAACTGTCTGAGTTACATCATCATCCAAATATGATTTCCAGCTTCTATATCTAAGCCCTTCATAATCAATTTCATACTTGATGAGCTGCCCAAGTTCTCCAGAATTTTTTTCGCCGTCATAACTTATTGAAAATATAGGCTTATAATTAGCATGACTTACTGGCTGATTACTAATAACTTGAGCTTGATTATCGATATTATTTTCCTCACTATCAACTGGCTTATTACCAACAATTTGAGACTTATTATATAAATGTCTGGAAAAGAAATCTCTTGGCATATTATTAATGAATAAATGATTTTGAATCTACAAGTCTAACTACTCTACCGTTCAATTTATTAATATACATCTGTTTTAGTTTTTCAAAATTATTGATAGATGCAATTATCTGACTAACACCACGATATACTGTTCTTATTTTTGATTGGCCATCGTCAAGGCTATATTCCGTAATGTTGTCGCATCCGGCAGCACTTGCCGCCGTGACCTGTAAGGCTGTTATAATAGCCTCAATAGCAGCTATCTTACCTTCGATGGTTGTTGATTCTTCAATATATAGCCCAGCATTGTTATATATAACCATAATAAATATTTTTACAAAAATATAAAAAACTTTGGAAATAATATGTGTTATTGAACATAATAAAAAAACCCGACCTGAGCCGGGTTTTTTAAAATTTAATATAAACAATTTATTTTGAGAATGAAAGCCTGTGCAAAAATGTTAATTTCTTTGATGGATTGTTCTGATAATTAATCAATTCAAGTATAGGATATTCTTTAATCAGAAATAATAGATGACTGGTTGTCGATATACTATTAATATGACTGATTGTCATACTATCAATAACGGGCCTAATGAAAAATTCTTTGCTGATTAAAATTGTCGTTCGACATGATTGACTATTACTTACAATAAGTTGATTGTCAACGACAGCGTCAACATTACTACAATTAATCCAATTATCTATACATTCATAAGGAGGGGCATTAATACTCGCTTGTATTGGTTCCTGTACGGCTGTGAGAATAAATAAACAACAAATCAAACCGAGAATAATTTTCATACCGCTTGTTTTTTTAGTTAATAATTAATAAATATTGGTGACAAATATATATTATATTTATAATTCTACAAATAAATCATATATGTTGTACAACATATAAAAATATTTGGAAAATACGGGATAGCGTATTATCTTTACATCGTTAAACAATTACAAACAATTAATAAAAAATATTATGAAAACAAATTTTATCACAAACAAAGAGTTTGAAAGCATCGGGACGATTGAGTTTATGTATTTAAACAAAGATGTTCGCGCCGCTATTATTTCTGATGCTATTTCATTTATAAATGAAGCACCATTTAGAACAGGAAGCGAAGTAAATGAATTATCATTTTCGATTTATGAAACCGAAATTGATTTTTATGATGGTTGCCCACAGGCATTACCCAAAAAAGCAGAAATATTTATTGAAGGTATTGAAAACAATAAATATTTTTCTTATGAGAAGGCTCAAATTGCAGCAAGAATAGCACTTGGAACACCTAATGAAAGAAATCTATGGATTAAACGAGGAGACGACCAATGTCATCGCATTGACAGACATTACTCAATTGTTCAACAAATTGTAAAAATAAAATTAGATGAAAATATAAAATGAATTATTACGAAAAAAAATATAGAGAACGTATAAAATGTGCAAATATCTCATTCAAGACATCAATTATAACAATATGGTTTTTAATTAATTATCATGTCATATTAGTTATGAATCCAACAATCTGCTCTATTTTATTTATTGTTATATTTAACTTTGTATCAATATATTATGCAGTGAAATATATAAAGAAAAAATTATCTTCTTCCTAATATAGTATCGCAAAAATCTTTCCATGAGTAGTTCTTGATTTTTAGCTCATTACAAACAAGTTGAGTAATAATATCTCGCAACGCCATGTTATATATTCTACAATCCCACATGTGATTCTGTACTAATGAATTGATCTTCACCCATCTAAATGACATACTATCGCTATCTAAAATTCTATGCTCGCTTTCAAAATGTGAAAAATAATTATTAAAAGTATATAACCCACCTGACGGAGTGGGAAAATTCATAAAATTTGCTGGCTGTTCGTTTTTTGATTTCCATTTTAAAGTCATAAATTCGGCTAAATCGTCTTTAAGTTGGTTAACTTCAATTAGATATAAGTCATTTCTATTTCTTGCCCGCCGAAATGAAGGAGTATCTGCTCCAGGCTTCTTATATTTATCTTCATCTTTCCCTTTCAATCCGACGGTAAATGATGGTGAATTTTCAATAAAATTATATGCAAAATTCGTGTAATGACCAGTATCAACTCCGGTAAGCATAATCCTCATTTTTCTCCCATTATCTGTAACATATATTTCTTCAATAATTTTCTTAAATTCATCCCATACATTCTGAACCTCATTGTTAGAATAGGTCCATTTTATCCGCTCACTATGTTTATCTTTTTCCATTGGAACGAATGTTCCAATGGAACCATGTTTAATTGAATAATTAGAACCGCTTTCCGACCATGCCAGTATTTCATAGTCGAGTCTCGCATCATCAACAATCCCATTCAAGTCGCAGGCACACGTCAGTAATATTATAGAGCCATTACCATCCTTAATTGATAACGTTTCAGGTATAACATTTATTTCATATTCTCTAACATTTTTTTGCAACGAATTAGCTTGTGGTACATCTCCCTGATACTTATATGTTTTACCTAAAACAAGATTTGTAAATGTCTGTAATTCACGTTGTTTAACTGGTGCATCAAGCGGATTAGCCTTAACGTATTGCCTTACATATTTTTCCCAATCGTACATGCCGGCGGGAGCGTATAGTGAGTTAAGGTGATAACTGTAGAACCCAATTTCACTGGGAATGGCTGTTGGCCGCCATTCTCCATTGATCAGCATTTCTTGTTTAAATCTTTCTTTGAAAAAAGAACCACACTCCTGACACACATATCCAACGGAGCCTTCCATTAAGTTTCCCGCCGAATCTCTTTTATATGTTATACCAGCAACGTTATTATCAACATCAATACTCCATTCCAGCGTAATATAAGCTCCACATTCTGGACATGGTACATAATATTTTCTTTGATCTCCAAGCAGATATACTGGTTCTATGTTACTAAGTTCTTCCAGCTCTGGAGTTGAAATATAATATATTTTTTTCTTACTATGATACGCTGCGAATCTTTGTTCAATCATTTCTCTTGTTGAGCCTGATTCTTTTGTTCCTATTTTAGCGGCATCAAAATCGTCAATAAATCCATATCTAACCGAACGTTGCCTCAATAATTTATGATTTGACGCCCCGCCAGAGACTAACGAACCGCCAGGAAATTCTTTTGATTTATTCGTGTCCCCGGTTCTTTGATTTTTTTTTCGTAAGACATTGGGGCGTATTAGATTGCGAAGCCCACAACTATCTATCATTTGATCAATTTTACCCGACATAGCTTCTTCAGCTAAATCAGTATGACCTGTGAGGAATAGAATATTGCCCGGATTTTCAGAAATTATATAACCAATTGCATTTTCAATTACACCAGTACTCATGCCTAATTGAGCTCCCTTCATAATTGCGACAATATGTGCAGGGTGGTTAGGCGAAATAGTATTGAGAATTTCCCTTAAATATGGTGTACGATTAAATGAAAATATACCTGGGAATGGGGACACTTCACTGGTCATAAAACGGTTCTCTTCAGCCCATTCTGAAGGTTCTTTTTTCGATAATAGATACACACTACTATCAAGCATGTTAATTATTTGTTGCTCCATTATGCTTTTTCTCCTACTCCTCTTTTCATCGAGTATTCTTCAATTATATTACTTATAGCATTCTTGCTCTCTTTAATTGAATCTAAAATAGCTTGATTTATTATATCTATAAACGTTAGTCTAATTTTCGCGATTTCATTTCTATCGATTTCATGCTTTTTTGCAAACTCGATTATAAAATTATCGACGCCCTGATGGAACGCTGTTGTAATACTTTTGCAGTGTTGATTAAACACTATCTGCACCATATCAGTTGGGATTACTTCACCAGATATCTTTTTAATCTTCCAGTCATTGAGTTCGATTTCCTGTTCTTTTTTTTCTAAATCAGCTCTTTTTATTTCTAATTCAATATCATATATTCCGATATTCTTATCTGATTTTCTTTTTATTTTAATTTGTTCAACGGGCTGCTGCTCTGGTTCTGGTTCTGACTGTGATTGCTGTTGCTGCTGTTGTGATTGTTTCCTCTTATCTTCAAGTACCACATATTTTACCTTCGTGATAACTTGCTGCCTCTCTTTTTTTTCTGGTTTTTCTCCATTTTTTTTTGCAAGTAATCTTTTTTTGAAATCGGCGTTGATCGGAATAGTATCGTCAATTTTATTATCATCATCCTGTTGTAACTTGTTCCTTTTCAAGTACATAGTAACATGTGCCGGAGAAATACCTAATAATTCTGCAAATTCTTTTCTCGAAAATAAAGCCATCTATAATATATGTAACAAAAATGTAACAAAATAAAAC